TTTTTAATATTATATTACATAGAACTTAGTATACCTAATACTTCTATTCTTTTAGCAGTATATTGCTCTTCTGTAATAACTTCCCAACCATCTCTGTTGGTAATAGCCATCATACTGTCATATGTTACAGGAGAACCAATATAACTTACTGATTTAGAATCTACAGTATCATTAACTTGTTCTATTGTTTTTAGTTCATCATCTAGTTTAAAATGACTCACTCTGAATTTGTAATACGTGTTCATATTATTTTATTTTTATATTTATTATTGTGGAGTTTCATAACCACTACAAAATGATTCTGTATAAACCATACCGCCACTTACACTTGTTGCACAGAAAGTATCAAATGGATACAAATATTCAGAATAGAAATGACCTAAACAATCTGTATAATATACCCAACCATAATCAGTTACATAATACTGCAAACAAGTAGGAGGAGGAGTACAGCAGTAACTACTATTAGCTTCAACTAATGAACCGCTCACTCTTGTTTGATTATATGTAGCAGAGTTTTCATTTAAGTCTATTTCCATGTAATACTTGTCACAACCAGAGCATCCGTAGCTTCCAAATAGTATAGTCCAATCAGGACTTGTGTTTTGACCACAAGTACCACCACAATAAGTACTATTTGATTCTGCTAAGGTAGCACTTATTCTTATTTCATTATAAGTTGGTGAACAAGTATTTAGATCTATTTCATCATAATATTTATCACAACCTGAACAAGTATAACTACCAAATAATAAAGTCCAATCAGCAGCTGTAGACTGACCACAACATACACTACAGTTTGAACCTCCACTCACCCAACGTAAAGTGGTATAACCAGAAGCACATGAGTTAGTTTGTTGTTGTTCTATTTGACTTACACAATCAAGACATCTTCCCTCACCAGTAGCTGTCCACACTTGAGTGGTTGATTGACCACAGCATCCTCCACAATATGTGCTATTAGATTCAGCTAGTACAGAACTTATTCTTATTTGGTTATAAGTGGCAGAACAAGTGTTAAGATCTATTTCGTTATAATACTTATTACATCCACTACAAGTGTAACTAAAAAATATTAGTGTCCAGTCTGCTGCAGTGCTACAAGCTGATCCTCCGGCAACCCATCTTGTAGTATTATATCCTGTAGCACATACATTAGTTTGTACTTGTTCTTTTTGATTTACACAACTTTCACATCTAGTAACTTCTGTATCTACCCAAGTTTGAGTAGTACTTGGAGAAGCATTAGCAGGACTAGTTACATAAATTATATCATTTAACTTATATTGATTATATGTACTTGAACAAGATCTATCATCTATATAAACTATAGTTGATGTTACAGATCCTGCACTACATGTATAATAATAAGATCCAGAAGCTACCCAGTTTGCACCAAGACAAGGAGGTGGTGGAGCTGAATAGACATAAGCTTTTCTATATATTTGATTCCAATAATAAGTAGTAGTAGCTTTTGGTATAAAAATTACACCACCATTATTACTATAATTAAACTGTCCTATTCCATATAACATCATTGCTATATAGTTATTTGTAATACCTGTAGTAACAGCATTACCGCCAGCTATACCCTTATTACCAGTATAACCTTCTGTTAATGTAAAGTTAGCTCCATAATTAGAAGAAGTAATTACTAAAGGTGGTAATCCTGGCTCACCATTAAATACCCAATCATTTTCATTAGTTGCACCCACCATGGTTTTACCATCATCTGTTATTGTAGCAGAAATAAAACCTACATGTGATCTACCACCTGCAAAAAAAGCAGTTGTATTTGAAAACTTTTCAGACCAACTTACACCATAGTTATTAGAAACATATGCTTTTACTCCTACTGAACCAAAAAGACCAGGTTTATGCCAATCAGAAGTTATAAACTGATTTTGTCCAGTATAGTCTATAGCTATATCAGCAAATCCAGCAAACTCACTACCACCACTTTTTGTCCATGTAGCTCCATAGTTACTTGAATAAATTCTAAAAGACCAAGGTCTAAGATTATTAGGAAATCCAGGAGTTACATTATAAGCAAAAACAGCAGTTATATATTGACCATTTCCTGATACAGCTACTTTTGCTGATGGGGCACCATATAATTCATATCCAGTTGGATCTGCATAAACTCCAGAAAATGAACTTCCATAATCTGATGAAGCAACTACTCTTGCATTTCTATTACCAGCTGCAGTTGTAGAAAGTCCAGAAACAGCAACGTATTGACCATTAGCAGACATTGAAACACCAAAAGGATAAAACCCTGCAAGTATGCCACTTAATAACTTAGCTGTAAAAGATACACCACCATCAGTAGATATATATACAGTATTATTTTGGTCACCAGCTACTACTGCAATATATGATCCTGTAGAATCTCCAGCTATACCATTCCAATATTGTGATGGTAATCCTGAAAGAGCTGTAAAAGTGTTACCTCCATCTATTGATTTATAACCAGCTGTAGCTGCCACCCCATACATTATATATGGAGATGCAACAGTAATACCTGATAAGTCCTGTTTAGTAACTAATCTATTAGATGCTTTAGCAACATATGAAGGAAGAGACGTATTAATATTTATGTATGTGTTAGCTTCAGCTTTAGTAACTTGTCTATTACTAGTTGGTATACTAGTTTTAGCAGTAAAGGCTCCTTGTGCTACACCACTTTGTAAATTAGTATAGCTAACAGTTTGATTATTTTGTAAATCACTATAAGCCATTATTATTTTAATTTAGCTTCAAGTTCTGCAATACGCTTTTCTAATGCTGCTATTTTAGCTGTATGTATTTGACGATAAGATAAACTTAATATACCATCTTTATCTTTAAGTAGGGCACTATCTAATACCCCCTCAAAGTCTTGAGCAAAATAACCTAATTCTTCTTTTCCTTCTTTTATATACGACTTAGCTGTTATTGTTTCTATACCAGCAATAACAGGATTTTCTTTAAGAAGTGTTTTAAATCTCTTATCTGAAAATTCATAATAGGCATCTGCATAAACGCCACCACCTGCCAACACTTTAAATCTTGTAGTAACATTACTTTCATTTAATACCCAATCATTATTAAACATGGAAATATCCCATGTTTTATTACTTGAGTCTCCATTGATGAATACCATAGAAGCACTAGTATTACTACCCACTGAAGTTATTGGTCCTGTACTTGATGTATAGAATATTACACCTGCATTCTTTGTAACCTTAGCAACTACATAGCTATCTGCTATCAAACATAATGCTCCTCCTCTATAGTTACCAATCTCTGCATCATATCCTAGTGATGGATATATTCTAATACCAGATTTATTTGTAGATCCGGTTGCATTTAAATCTACATAAGGTTGTATTTGGCTAATAGTTAATGGTGTATTAGATGCACCATTAATAGTTACATCACCAGATATAGTTCCGCCACTAGTAGAATACCAACTTCCATAATTACCAAGGTCATTAGTAAATGAACTTAATGCTGTTGGTCTACCTGTTATACTTGTCCATGCTAAACTTGTTACTATTGTATCAGCATCATCACGCCAAGCTGGATTACCAGATGCGTCTGTCTTCCATACTTTATTAGCCACTGCTCCTGGGGCAGCTACGTAACCTGCTACGTTAACAGAGTTAGCAACCCATGTATTAGTATCAGTGTCTGTATCAGGAGGAACTTGCCATGTACCATCTTCCCTCAAATACTTAGTAGTTCCTGCTCCTGCTGGAGCTGCTGGAGTTAATCCATTAGCACTTCTTGTAAAAACTACATAAGTAGTATCATTATCAGCTCCCCATACTGCTGTACCATCTGATGAATATCTTAATATCTGACCAGCTGCTCCTCCTGCTGGAATATGTTTATTACCAGCAGTAGTTGGATGAACATAAATTGTGTCAGTATCGGTATCTGGTGGTATTACCCACGTACCATCTTCTCGTAAATAACGAGTAGTAGTTGATCCTCCAGGATTAGGTACAAGTCCTGCTACTGTTCTTGTAAAGTTAGAGTAGGTTGTATTAGTATCTGTGTCTGTTGAACTAATTGTAAATTCTGTAGCACTAGTTCTAGTTATAGTTGTTGCTCCACCTCCTGTAAATGTAATATCACTAGCAGAAGCATCTGAACCAGTAAGTCTAATTTTAGTTGTTGAAACTGGTATAGTTAAACTATAAGTTGTATTAGTATCTATATAAGATGTAATGTATCCGGGTCCGTTAGTTAACTGATTAAGATTAGTTAAGTTACCAACATGCCATATTGTATTACCATTTACTTTAGCAGCACTATCATTAGGAACAGATATATTAAACCAATCATCTGCATCATTAGTAAGATACACTTCTAAAGACATAGATTCACCAGCACGAGTTATTAATCTCATACCGGCTGTATCACCGCTTCCTCCAAATACATCATTTGGAAACTTAAGACCATTAGCTGCACCTTCTTTTAGAGTGATGGCACCTGTCATAATTCCACCGGCTAGTGGTAAACCACCTAGTCCGGCTAATGTATAAATAGGTAATGTCTGAAAAGTTTTATCACCTCTCCAATATTGTGCTGTAGTACCAGCTGTAATAGCTGGTTCTTTAGTACCAATTAATGTAGTGATAGTTGTACTAAAATTAGCATCATCTCCAAGAGCAGCAGCTAACTCATTAAGAGTGTTTAGTGTACTTGGTGCTGTATCTATTAAATTAGATATACTTGTATCTACATAAGTTTTTAAAGCATAGCTTGGTTTATCTGCTGTCCATACAGGATCTGTTTCTGTAAAAGAAGTTAAATAACCAGCTAATGCATGATTGCCCCAGCCAAATGCAGTATCAGCTTTAGTTCCTTGTGCAGAAGTTGCTGCATCTGTTATTCCATAACCAGCAAGTGTTGTAGGTTTAGAAGTTAATGAAGCAAATGTATGAGTGTGATCTATTAAAGAATATAAACCAGCGTGGTTTCCCCAACTAAAAGCAGTGTTCCAGTTAGCAGAGTTATTAACTATACTTGGTTCCCATGAAACACCATTAGATAAAGCTATACCTGCAGATGGATAAACCATTGAAGCTACACTAAATATTCTATCTCTAGATAAATCAGCTGTTTGACCATTAATGGTTATAGTTCTTGTAAGAGGAACAAAGTTAGTAGGACTAGATGTACCTGATCCATACTGAGGTATATTAAGTATACCTGTAATACTATCATAAGTAGCCGGACCAGATGTATTAAATGTAGTTAAGGCTATAGCTTTTCTAACTCTATCAATACTAAAATATAAAGCATGTCTACCTTCTGTTATTTGGTCTGTAGTATAGTCTCCAAATTTTGCAACAACTACTCCGGTTCTACCAAATACAGAAGTAACAAGATTACCACCACTCTGTGTAATAAGCTGTGCCACTGTAGCAGATGATATCCTACCGTTAACTCCAGGCACAAGAACTCTAGCCTGCGTACCAGTAGTAGCAGGTATAGAAGCTAGTGATAGTCCAGCAGGAAAATATATATTACCAAATGAGTCAGTAGTAAACAAAGCTTATATGATTAATTCTGAATTAATGAGTCTAACTTATTTTTAAGTTCTTCAATTTGTAATTGTTGTTCTTTAATAGCTTCAATAAATAAAGCAGCCATGTTACCATACGCTACAGAGTACATATCTTTTTCTGTACCTGAAACTATTTCCGGCATTACTTTTAATACTTCTTGAGCAATTACACCAGCATGCCTTTTACTTTGATCTTCTAATTTTGCATCTTTTCTAGTAAATGTTACACCTCTTATAGCTTGAATTTTTTCAATAGCATTTGTTACTAATTCTATATTATCTTTTACTCTTTCATCAGAATAAGCTACTATATCATTTTGAGCCCATATTGTAACAGCACCCCCACCTATTGTTGCATTTATTGTTGCAGCTTCACAAACATATAATCCCCAACTACTTGTTTTACCACTACCCCAAAAATTTGGATGAGCATAACCTATACCATACATGTTTATTAAAGAAGTATCATTTGGAGTATAAGAACTACCAATAGTATAAATAGGATTTGTATTACTAGAATTACCCCCAACACTATTATATGAACCTACAAAATATCCAGAAGAGTGACTTGTTCTTCCTATAGTACCAGACATATTACCACCTGCTAAAGGAAGTTTTGTAGTATCTGATGTAATCCATCCTCCATAGTTTCCTAATTGACTTCTAACATGAGCTATAGACGACTTTCTTAACCAACCATCTCCATTACTTGTATAGAATGAATTAATAGTTGGATTCTCTGTTTCAGATACAGAAGAATTAATATAATAAGCATATATGTAGTTATTTGCATCTCTAATTACTACTGTATTAGCTCCAATAGGACCAGAAGGAGCATATCCTCCAACTGTTGATGCATTACCTCCATTTGCTGGAGCTGAACCTGCTGTTGTTGCATAAGCTGCAGCTATTAAACTTGTTGTATAAGGTCCATCAACTGCAACTGAATTATCTATTGCTCCAATTGATACAGCCCAAGTTCCTGTAGTCCAATTGACACCACCAGGATTATTAAACCCATTTGAAAACTCTGTTACATGAACTTGTGGATATGACCAAGTAGTTCCATTTTCTCCAATCCAAACACAACCAGAAGATCCATCAGTTCCATATCTTATTGGAAGTACTGCACCAGTATCAGTAGTCAGCATCCATTGGTATCTATTATATGCTGTACTTGGATAAAGATGACAACCTAATTCAATAGTATAACCATTACCTCTTTGACCATATTCATATATTTTAACAGTCATTTTCCACATACCATGAACTGGTGTTCCTGGTGGTAGTTTAATTTTAATTGCACCTGTAACTACAGAAGTTGTTGTTGTATATGATGCACCTTTTGGACGAGATAATCCTACATTAAAATTTCCTACTGGGTTTGTTTGAGTTGCAACATAATCAGAGTAACTAGCTAAAGTAGCAGTTGCAGCATTACCTGTAATACTTCCAGATGAAGTTATCCATCCTCCATAATTACCTAAGTTATTAGTAAATTCACTTAATGCTGTTGGTCTACCTGATACGTTACCCCATGCTATTGCACTTGCTGTATCAGATATTCTTGCAGAGTCAACTCTTACACCATATGTTGAAGAACCATTCCAACCCATTAAGGTAGGATAAGTAGCTGTCCAAGCTGAATTTGAATTTGTATTATTTACCGCTCCTCCATCAGGTGAAGTACTAGCTGATGCATCAAATATTGTATGATTATTAGCATAGTTTTTCCACATTAACTGACCAGCTACAGCATTATCAGTTACTCCTTTATAGTTAGTTCTACCTGTAGAAAATGTTGTTGCAGTTCCTGCATTACCACTTACAGTAGTTTGATCACCCGTATTTGTACCTGAAGATGTACCTGAATGAGTTCCACTATAATTTGAAGCTGAAATAGTACCACTAAAACTTGCGTTACCTCCACCACTAATAGATGCTACGTTTGCTGATCCTGCCTTCCTAAATATCCAACCTCTAGTGTTGTCAGGGTTCATAGTAAAGTATGTTGCCCAATCTCCAGTTACACTACCATGTGTTCCAAATGTTGGAGTACCTGCAAACATAATACCGTAGTTCATTTCACCACCACCATAGGCACCATAAAATGAAATACCATTACCAGTTGAATTTGAGGTATTGTTTATTCCAAAATATGTTTGATTATTTATACCTATATATCCTGCACCATTTGTTAACTGATTATTGTTTGTAGGAATAGTAGCTGAACTATAAGCTAAAGAACCAAGTCCTAAAAAAGAACGAACTGCTGCTTGGCTATATTCATACATATAACTATCTCCTGATGATTTACCAGTAATAGATACAGGAGCAGTAGTTGTAACATTTGTATTAGTAGATTTAAAATAAACAGCGTCTATATATCCATTAGCATCTCTATATACTATAGTATTAGCACTAGCTGTTGTTGTAGGATTATTAAATCCTGATATAGAACCTGCGGTACCACTTATATTAGTAACACCTGTTATATATCCCGGTCCATTTGTTAACTGATTTAAGTTTGTTAAACTAGTACTAGTCCAAATTGTTTGCCAGGCTTGTGATGTATTAATTGCAGTAGCATTAAAACTTCTATAAAAAATACCTCCTGATGAGTTAAAACCTAATTGACTATAATAATCACCAGAATGTCTATTAAACGTTAAAATACTATTTGAGTTATCAGAAGTTGAAAATAATCCAGTCTGTGGATTAGTAAGAGCATAACTATAAATAATAGTTCCACTTCCTTGCTGAGTAGTTAATGCTCCAGATGCTGTTAATATAGATGTTGATCCAGCAGTGCCTGAAATGTTAGTTACTCCCGTTATATATCCTGCAGGATTGGTTGAGTTATAAGGAGTGAATCCAAGAGAAGCTTGTTTACCATCAAGAGCTGTCTGTAAACCTGTTACATCAGAAATGATATGACTATGTGTTGCAGCAGCGTATGAGCCTGATGCTTGCTTGCCATCTAGTGCTGTTTGTAATCCTGTTACATTAGCTATACTATGTGTATGACTAGCTAATGCAAAATCTCCTGTGTTATTATTAGCAGCTGTACCGAATGTACGATAAGCTACAAAATCTCCTGTAGCTGAGTTTGCTGCTGTACCAAAAGTTCTATATGCAACAAAGTCTCCTGTATTAGAAGTGGCAGCAGTTCCTAAACCTAAGTTAGTTCTACCATATCCTTGTAGTGTTGCACTTAATCCTTGAGTGTTTATATCCACTCTTAATCTATTACCAAGAGCTGTAGATATAGTTGTAGCAAAGCTAGGGTCATTACCCAAAGCTGATGCTAACTCATTAAGTGTGTCAAGAGTGGCAGGTGCACTAGCTACTAAATTAGATACTTGTGTATTTACATATGATTGTGTTGCATAAGTATTAGCACTAAGATATGATAACACTCTAGCATCTGTATAGTATAGATTTGTACCTTCTGATATATCAGAGGTTGTTGCACTGGCTCCTACTGTAACCCTACCTTTAGAGTCTACTGTTACCTTAGTGTATGTACCAATAGTTACACCTGAATTAGCTAATGTAAGACTTGTTGTTGTACCGGTTGTTCCTGTACCAGTTACATCTCCTGTAAAAGTAAGTGACCCAGATATAGCAGCAGTTGTTACAGAAGTAATACGTCCTTTAGAATCTACTGTTACTACAGGTACAAGAGTGGTTGATCCGTAAGTACCGGGCGTCACTGCTGTATTAGCAAGTGTTAAATTAATAGATGTAGTACCAGATCCTGTAGCATCACCACTAACAGTAATAGATTGATTACCTGTAATGTAACTAAGACCACTCACGTACGTACGCACCCATGCAGTGGTAGTCACCTTAGCACTATTATCATTACCGGCAGGAGGTACAGTCAAAGTAAGACTTGCTGGTAACACAACGTGTCCATCTACATCATACTGAAATACATTAAGTATATGGGAGGTCTTCCTTTGTTTGTTCATTATCTATCTAATTATTATTTTAATATGTTGCATAAGTTGAATTAACAGTTACTCCAGATGTAATAACTTGAAATGCTCCACCCGATAATAGATCTACTAATCTAAATCCTGTCCATAATACATCTATTTCTGGATTAGATGTAAATCTTAATGCTATATAATTTCCTCCTCCATATGTAATATTTACTATTGAAAAATCACATCCAGATTTATATTTACCTTCTATACCTGCAGTAGCTGTTGTTGATGAGTAATTTTTTTGTATATATATATCAGATATATTCCAACAAGTATAAGAGGCTGCATTTACTTTTCCTGATAATGAAAAACCAGCAATATTATTTAAATCAACTATTAATATATAAGCTGGTGAAGATGGCATATTTGATGCTATATTACCAACAACAAGATTACTACCATGTATTGATGTAGAATATATCTTACCACCAACTGATAAAGAAGTATTTGGAATAAGTATATTACCGTTATTTTCAAAATACATTGCTCTACCTTGTCCTGCTGTTGATATAATTGTCCTACCTAAGCCATCTTGGTTTGAATTTACAGTCCATGTAGAACCTATATGTGGTGATGTAGCATTTGTTCCAATTACACTTAATGTAGCAAAATTTGATGAAAATGTACCAGCCGTTGCAGATATAGTACCATAAAATGTATTTACATCACTAAAAAATCTTAATCCTGCAGTTCCATCAGCACCATATATTGAACCTCTAGTTACACCATTTTTATTAAAGAAAATATATGGTTCCCCAGAAGAATTAGATGGTCTATCAATATGTAAACCTGGACCGGTTAAAGTAGCTGCACCTGTTGATGCTATTCTAAATCTTTCAGTAGATGCAGTTTTAAATATAATAGTATTTGGATTGGTTGCTCCACCCCCCGCTACGTCAATAGATGATGCGTAACCAGCCGTTGAACCTGCAAAAATAGTTCCTGTAGAAGCATCAGCACCACTTCCTAATATACTATTATAAGGATATACACCACCACCAAATGATGTTGCAGTAACTCCCGCTCCAAAAACAGCTCCATATCCATCAGGATCTATTGCAACTTTATTTGAACCATTAACGCCTATTGTGGCTATGTATGCAGTATTTCCAGAATTTCTACCTCTTAAATATGTATTATTTACTGAAGCATAATATTCTCCAGCATTTGTTATACTACCTGTTTGAGTTGTATTACCTGACCCATCAACTTGCCATTGTATAGTACCACCTCTAGCTCCAATTACAAAATATCTTACTTCTGCTGATGAACTATCTGTTAATCTTCCTCTTTCAATAAATATCCCATTTGCTGTATTAGCAGAAGTATTATTTTGGTTAAAATAAATTACTGTTGGGTTATACGTACCATTATTTGAATTTGCTTGAAAGTTTAATGGTGCAGTAGAATTAAATAATAAAGCTCCAGTTAATGTACCACCAGCTAAAGGTAGGTATGTACTTGTAGCACTAGCTGTAGTAAGATATGTACTATTATCATAAGATATAGTTGTACCAGATATTTTAACAAAACCGGTTCCACTAAGAGCAGCTTGTTTATTATTGAACGTAGTCCAATCCGTATTTGATAAGTAACCATTTGTTGACCCACTTGATTGGGTTATAGAAATAGTACCTGATGTATTTACTAAAGGTCCTGAAAATGTTAATGTTGATTGCTTACTATTAAATGTAGTCCAATCAGTGTTAGATAGGAATCCGTTTGTAGAACCGCTTGACTGAGTGATAGTTATTGTTCCACTTGTATTAACTAATGGACCTGTAAAAGTTAAAGTGGATTGTTTACCAGCTAATGATGTAGTGATAGTAGATGCAAAGTTAGCATCGTCACCCAAAGCAGCAGCAAGCTCATCTAATGTATCTAATAGACCGGGTGCTCCATTAATTAAGTTATTAATCTGAATGGTTACATAAGACGTAGTGGCATACCCCACTATACTACCTGTTACAGTTAAGTTAGCAGGTAACACTATATTACCACTACCATCGTATACTACGAGGTTTCTTAAGTATCCGGTATCTCTTGTATTTCCCATTATTAATTATATTTTAAATCTTCTTCTGTTAGCGTTATAGTTTTGAAGAATTTCAGATGCAGATAGTTCTCTATTATACATTTGAAAATCAGCAATATTTCCATTCATAAAGTATAATTCACCATAACCTGCTCCAATATAAATGTATACAGTTCCATCATTACGCAAATTAGCCCAGTTAAATGAAGTAGATACTGTAGAAATTAAAACACCATTTCTGTAAAAAGATAAAGAATTAGTTTTTACAACAGTAGCTATATGATACCAATTACCATTTGAAAAACCAGAAGTTGTTTCTACTTGACCGCCAAACTCTCCTGATGCATTATCTTCTGTTCTCCAATACCATGGTCCTAAATTCAAGTGCTGCCAAAAACCATCATTATTATTATTATCACTAGGAAATGTCATTACTGAATATGGAGCCCCACCATTTGCATCTCCATTATAGTAAAAAAATGAACTAAATGTATAAGCAGAAGATGTCGTTCTAATCCAACTATTTACATTAATAAGAGCATGATCATTAGTACCATCAAGAACTATAGATCCTCCTCCTACTGTTGAATATGTAGGACCATTTGTCAAAGTAGCATTATAACCGTTTCCACTTAAATCAGTCCATGTATTTCCTGAACCCGGATAGGATGATGATATTCCAGCATCCAAGTGTAAAATCAAACCACTTCTAACGATATTCTTTTCGTTATAGTTTTTAATTTCTAAATTAGTTAACACTTGTCCGTTTATATTAAATGGCATATTAGTATATTTTACACTCCAAATCTTTGTCTTGTTGCATTAAAGTTTTGTAATATCTCAGCTTGTGATAACTGAGAATTATGAATAGAACAATGAGCTATATGCCCACTATAAAAACCCCATCCCCAATACATACCAAAACTTCCCATGTTTCCACCACCAATGCCATCACTTGTTGGTGTAAATGTTCCTGCAGGTACTCCGTTTACATAAAATGTAAAAGTTGATGTTGGCCCTGCTCCTGTAGAATATGTTACATAAACCCAGTTATTATTTGCAACATATGTAGAACTTGTTGGAGAATAATTCCACCCATTACTGTTATAGTAAACATATTGTAAATACCCATTTAATAATCCAAAACCATTATATACAGGACCTCCAGAGTAATGAGAAAATAAAGCACATTGGTTAGTAGCAGTTGTCTTAATCCAAAAGGATACAGACCAAGGAGGAGAACTTAAAGAAAATGTAGGAAGTTCTACATAGTCATTAGATCCATCAAAAACTACAGACCCGCCACCTGCTGTTGAATAATATGGACCATTAGTAAATGTTCCTGTTCTACCAGCGTTACCTTTCCAATCATACCATGTTGATCCTGAACCTGAATATGAACTTGTTAAACCAGCATCCCACAAAGAAGTAAGATTAGCTTTTACAAGTTGTGTTTCATTTATTAATTTAGCTCCTAAGCTATTTATTTCGTTTCCACCTAAGTCTAATGGCATGATCTATATTATTTTATAGGTTCTAAAAAATCATTCCATTCTGCAGTTGATACTATTTCTAAAATTTCAACATGAGAATATGGTCCTTGTTTACTATTTAAACTAGCTACACTTGAAGGCATTTCTTCATCTTTGTATTTAACAAAAGTCAAAGTACCATCTACTGATTTTCTTACAGTTTCAGCTGATGTTTCAAATACTTGATCAAAGTTAATTTTATCAAGTTCAGAAACATTAAATATTACATAGTATTTTGATTCCATAGCTAAGATTTTTTAGGTGTAGCGTCAGCAGGATCTACTTCAGCTAACATAAACTTATATACTTTATTTTGTTTATTATTATATAAAAATAAGTCATTTTCTCCTTCTACAATAGTATAATCTCCAATACCATTACTTAATGATAAATCTGATGTATAAACTGTAGCCCATCTTACGGAAGCTGATCCAAGATCTTTTGTTCCACTTGATGTAGCACCAGTTCCACCTATAGGTAAAATACAATTAGGCCCAAAACCAATACCTACGTTGTTACCTGCTGAGGCATTGTCATATATTGCGGCTGCAGTAAAAACTGTTCTTGAGTTAATAGTTATTGAACCTGATGTATTAATAGGACCCGTACAGTTTAAACTACCATTAGCAGCATTTAACCAAATATTTTCTGTACCACTTGTATTAAATAAAGCTATTCCAACGTTACCTCCACTATAATTAGACTCTAAACTAATTCTTGAACTACTTGTGCCATTTATTCTTACAGTACCAGCAGTTGTTATACCGCTTGAAAATGTAGCACTAGTATCATTATTAATGGTCATACCACCAATAAAGTTAGTTGCTGTAGCATCTACCATACCTATTCTAGCCCATCTTGTAGAAGTAGAATCACTTCTTAAAAGTTGTATAGCTCCGCCATAACCATAGTTTGATATTGTTCTAACACTTCCGTTAGTATCAAAAAATAAACTACCACCAATAAATACTGTACTAGCAAATGAAGCTCTATTTATTGAATCCAATGTTAATACAGCTGTCCCAAATTTTCTTATTATTAAAGATTCTGTTCCTGTATTAGCTGTATCATAAGTTAAATATCCCGTGTTTGTATATCTAAAATCTGTAGCTTGTACACTACTGATAAATGAAGCAGTAGAGTTTGATGAAATTTTAAGTGCTTCTGAACCATTAACATATATACTAAAATATCCTGATGATACGTTATTCCATAAGTATAATTGATTTATAGAACTATCATAAGCTAACTGTCCACCAAGAGTTGTATTATCTGATTTATATAAATTAAAAAGATTAACAGCTCTAACACTACCATTAAAACTACCTGATGTTCCACTAATAGCTCCACTAAAAGATGCACTAGTTCCATTTAAAGCAGCTGCTAATGTAACAACTCCAGTTTCAGCAATATATAAATCTGTTCTAGCTGCTGTATTATTATATATAGAAAAACCTTCATGAGTTATTCCAGCTTTACCAGCTATCAATGAAAACCCTAATGGTACTGTTGAACTAGTATTTATTATTTTAAATCTAGAAGATGATTGATCATTTGTAGATAAAGTTAAAGGACCAGTAAGCGTACCACCAGCAAGAGGTAAATAAACACCAGATACAGAAGGAATATCACTAGTTAATGCAAGCGTACCTGAAGCATCAGGAAGCGTATATGTTCTTAATGTATTATCTGTTAAGCCGCTAGGGTTTAATGCAAAGTTTTTAAAATTAGGAACAGAAGCAGAAGATGTAAAATAAAAAACACCACTTGTTAAAGTGCTAATACTATTATAACCTTCAAGGTTAGCTTCTGAACTTCCAAATTGTTTTAGTCTAAGAGCACCACCGCCAGAACCACCTCCGTTAATGTTAACATTACCACCAGCTAAATTATAAACTCCTAGATTAACGTTTGCTGTAGCTCCTGTATAAGGGACATAAGTAGTTCCAGCTGTACCTGTTGTTAGATACGTAGCGTTGTCATAAGACACTGTAGTTCCCGTTACCTTTACAAAGCCTGTACCGTTTAGTTGTGGCTGTTTAGTTCCAATACTAGTTGCCACTGTTGTAGCAAAGTTTGGATCATCACCTAACGCAGCGGCTAGTTCATTAAGAGTGTCTAGTGTTGCTGGAGAAGAATCTACTAAATTACTTATTGCTGTACCAACATAAGTTTGTGTGGCGTAAGTACTATTATCGTATGATATAGTGGTGCCACTTATCTTTACAAAGCCGGTTCCTGATAAAGCAGCTTGATAACTACCAGAAGCTTGTGCTCCTATATCAGATAATAATTGAGCAGCTGTTCTAAACTTTAGTACACCAGCATCAGATACTAAGAACTTATCAGTATTAGATGAAGCGGCTGATACAGTAGTGAATACCACATTACCACTACCATCATAAGATAGGTAATTAATTAATTCTGATATGTTTGTATTCTTACTCATTAGTTCTTAGTTATTTTCTATTATTTCTGGCCATTTATTTCCTTTAATAATTACTCCATCTATTAAAGAGTATGAATAGTTGTAGTCTAATCTATCAGAGTATATTACAACAAAATTTGAATCATTAACATAATTAAGAGGTTCATTACTACTTGTAAAAACAAATTCTCCAGTATTTTTAAATACACAATATTCTTTTTTCATAATATTAATATGTTACTTTAGTTACTCTTATCCAATATTTACCACCACCACCATAACTACCAGCATTTTTAGTTACTCTTAAAGTTGAATTATTTAATTTACTAGCAGTAAAACTTCCAGCTAATGCTGTATCTCTTCTTATAACATCAGTTATTTCAGAACCAGTAGCTCTTGTAGAAATATAAAATTCTGCTAAACAATTATAGGCCATTCCAAAATAGTGAGCAAACGCTGCTTCTACTTTAAATATATTTCCACCTCCACCTTCATCTCCAACACCAACATCAAAGTTAAATGAACTAGCTCCTGAAGTTGAACCAGTTTGAATTACTGTCCATAAATCATTTTGAGCTGTTGAATTGTATGTATAAAAATAACCATATTGGTCAATTTCAGCTCTAATAGTATTACCACCTGTATATAATCTTACTCCACCATTAGTATCTGTAGATGCTATACTTATTCCAGCTGAAGTTGCTCCTATTAATACAAGAGCACTTTGTTTGTAAGGTCCAAATTGATTATAGGTTTCCGCCATAGTATAAATTACATTTGACGCAGTACCTGCGTTTAATGCAATATAAGAATATAGATGAGACGCACTACCTGTAAGTGTAATTGATGGATTAGCTCCAGTTAATGATATTGCATTACCACCAAAAGCAATAGCATTAGTAGTTTTATTAACCTTCATTGCCATAGTACCATTACTATTATACAATTCAAAGTTATTATCTTCACTTGCAATACCATTACCTAAATACCACTGTGCAGTTCCATTTTGTTGAAATTCTATACCTGCTGCTTTACTTGCTACACCATTTAAAAGTAATTTAACATTTGTTGCTGCTACGGCACTTCCAATCGTTACTGTTTGATTGAATGTTAATGCACCACTACTATTCCAAGTAAATAAAGTATTGTAACCATTATTAATTGAATTAGGAGTAATAAATGAACCTGCATTTCTCCATACATATTCACTGCCCAATCCACTAAATGCTCCACTTGGGTTAGCACTTACATCCACACTAAAAAATAAAGATTGATTACCTGAAGTTGCACCAACTAATATTCCATGATAACCACTACTATATCCAAAATAAGAATATCGTAAAGCAGGTTTAGAATTATAAATATAATATCCTGCAGTTGTAGTAGTTAATTCAATATTACCACCTGTACTGAAACTTGCTGCAGAAATACCTGCAGAGAATGTAGCTGCTCCTGTTGAGGCTATGGTAACTACATTTGAACCACCACCATTAACTCTAAAGTTTACTCCTTGACCTGTTGCAGCATTAATATAAAGACCATCAGAAGCATCATTAGCAGCAAATATTCTATTATACCCATTTGCGTTAGTTCCAAATGCAAATGTTCTATAGGCACCACCAAAAGTTTGGTCAGTACCTATTACAGTTCCATTTATAGCAACATTCCCACTAAAACTAGCACTTGTTCCACTCAACGCCCCAGTTAAAGTTCCCCCTGCTAATGGTAGGTAAGCAGTAGAAGTATAAGCGTTTGAGCCAACTGTATTACCATTTAGTTTAATGTTTGAACCATCCCATTGAAATCTTATATTACCAGCACCATCAGCTATAATAACATTACTTGATAAAGTAGACGCTCCTGCATATATACCAACAATAGTATTATTTGAACCAGAATATATACTCATTCCTGCACTATATCCTATTACAGTGTTATAAGAACCTGTTCCAAGACTAGATAATGCACTTGTACCAACTCCAGTATTATAATTTCCTGAAGAGTTATCAACTAATACATTATATCCTAAAGCTACATTTTGACCAAGATTACCAGCACCTTTTCCTATAGTCAATCCATTGACTTTTAAATCATATGCCCCAAGATTTACTGCACCAGTTGCACCAGTATATGGAACATACGTTGAACTTGCAGAAGCAGTAGTTAAATACGTACTGTTATCATAACTAATTGTAGTTCCTGATATTTTAACAAATCCAGTACCATTTAACTGAGGTTGTTTAGTACCTATACTTGTAGCTATTGTAGTGGCAAAGTTAGGATCGTCTCCGAGGGCAGCTGCTAACTCGTTTAGTGTGTCTAATGTAGCAGGAGCGGCATCTACTAAGTTAGCTACAGCTGTTGTAACATAAGACTCTGTAGCATATGTAGCATTATCATAACTCACTGTAGTACCAGACATTCTTACTAGTCCAGTTCCGTTAAGTTGTGGTTGTGCACCTAATGATGCATTAGTAATAGTCCAAGTTCTATCTGCTGATAAATCGTAACTAGTACCATTTATAGTAAGAGTTCTTGTTGTAGATAATCCACTAAATGCACCTACTGAATATGCATATGATATAATTTCTAATGCATCATTTAGAACAGCAGCATTAGCTAATACAATACTTGTACCATTGCTAGCTGTATATTCAGAAGCTGCTAATTTAGATCCGTTATAGAATACATCTATTAAACCTGGTGTATAACTAACAGTAAAGCTAGTCTGACCGGCAGTAGCTGTAAAATAACTCACTTGTCTTAATGCACTACTAGCTGTAAATGCTGATGTGTATTTTATAACATCAACAATATTGTTTACACCAGTTCCTGTAGTTAACACTACAGTGGTTCCATTACTTGCTGTAAAGTCAGCTGATGTTAATCTAACACCATTTATAAACACATCTACAAGTCCCACTATATATCCACCTGTTACAGTGAAAGTAGTTTGAGCAGCCGTAGCTGTATAAGTTTGTATTGTTCTAGCAGAAGGAGTGACACCAATTGTCCATGTACGGTCAGCTGTTAAATCATATGCGTCACCATTAATAGTTAATGTTCTAGCATTTGTTACAGGAGTGTACGTTAAAGCTGTAGTTACATCAGAAGATGTAAGCGTAATAGCACCTGTACGGGTATTGAAACTAGTAACACCACCTTGATATTGAGGAATGTTTAAAACATTTCCTGATAGTGTTGCTGCTCCACTTGTACCTGTAGTGGTAAGACTTGTTATCCTATTAGTATAAGCACTGTCCCAAGTTGTTTGAGATGCGATTGTAGGTATTGAATATCCTGCTGTTAAACTAAATACACCTGTTGTATTTGTGTATGTTAAACCAGTTGCAGTAGAACTTAAAGAAACTAATGTGATGTAGTTAGCTCCATTAGTTATTTGATTGTTATCAGTAGGAATGGTTATAACACCAGTGGTAGAATTATATCCACCGCTTCCTGCAACAAATGATAAAGCTAATCTAGCTCTAGCATCAGTGTAATATAGGTTACCAGATTCAGTGACAAGTGCTGTAGTGTAGTCTCCAGAAGTAGGAACGATTGCTCCTGTTCTTGTATTGAATGATGTAACACCAGAAGCTATTGTGAATGATCTATCTGCAGACAAATCTAGTGTTGTACCATTAATAGTAATAGTTCTAGTTTGTGGAACTTTAGTTCCTATAGACGTTGCTACAGTAGTTGCAAAGTTCGGATCGTTTCCAAGAGCTACCGCTAATTCATTTAAAGTATCTAATGTGGCGGGAGCAGATGCTACTAAGTTGGCTATTTGAGTTCCAACATAAGTTTGAGTGGCATATGAATTAGCAGTTAAATAAGATAGTACACGTGCGTCCGTGTAATATAAATTAGTACCCTCAGCAATATTTGTTGTTGTAAGAACAACAGCACCTGTTAAAGTGTTTACACTAGTTACACCTCCTGTTACAGTGATGACGCCAGTGGCAGAATCATAAGATCCAGAACCAGTTACGCTAATAGCAGCACGAGCTCTTGCATCTGTGTAATAAAGATTAGTTCCTTCAGTTACTAGTGTAGTGGTATAATCACCGCTCACAGCAACCACTGTACCTGTTCTTCCAAATATTGATACAACACCTCCTATATAACTAGGAATGTTCAACACTCCTGTTGAACTATTATAAGTGGCAGATCCACTTGTACCAGTGGTGGTTAATGATATAGCAGCTCTTGCACGAGCATTAGTGTAATATAGATTGGTAGATCCTTCAGGTACTTGATCTGTAGTAGATATAAATCCATTATAAATTGGATTATATACAAATATATCTAGTAAGTCATTTACAATAGCACCATCTGTTAATGTAAATGTAGTACCATTAGTTGATGTTATAGCTGTTGGTGTAAGTAATACACCATTTAAAAATACGTCAATAAGTCCAGGAGTGTAACCACCTGACACTGTGAATACAGTTTGACCTGCTGTAGCTGTAATTTGTTGTAAAGCTCTAATAGCTCCAACACCAGATGTAGTTACAGATACAATACCTGTTCCATCTATAGCTAAGCCACTGCCTATCTTAACACCACCTAGAGTGACACTAGACGCTATTGGTAAAGAGTAGGGTGTAACAAACCCTCTAACCCAAGCAGTTGTAGCCAACTTGGTGGAGTTATCGTTAGCATCAGGTGTTTGACCAGTAGCAGTATTGTTAAGTGTAACTACACCATCTACTGTCAGACCAGCTTTAGCTAGTATGTCAGATAGAAACTTCATTCAGTTTGTTTATTATTTCTTGATAATTACACGATACGCATTGGCAGAAGGAGCTACAGCAAAACTTACAGTTACTGTTGCAGCATCAGTTATAACTACATCTGTCATAACTTCTTCTAATGTTGTATTATCTTTAATCATCACGATTACATCAATAGTGTTCAAGCCATGTGTTAATGCATAAGAAGTGCCAGCACCTCCAATATTTGCAGCATAACCACCAGTTCTGTTATCTAAATAAGTCTTTAACTTTAAAGGAGTTACAATTCTAGTATCATCTGTACCAGTTGTTAACTCAGCATCTGTTGCAATCTCTGCAATACCTGTACGAGTTTCTGTAGCAGTACGAGCAGATAAAGCAGAAGGAGTTACAGCTTTTACAGTGTCTGTACCAGTTTGTGTTTCTGCGTTTGTAGCAATAAACACTAATCCTAATACAGTTGTAGTAGCTTGATCTCTATTTACTTCTAATTGAATCCAGTCTGTAGCTACTGATGTAGATGCATTATTAACCTTAGCAACAATTACATCACCAATATTAAAGGCTACACCGCCAGTTGTTCCTGCTACTGATACATACCAATAGTCACCAGCTTTGGTGCCAGCCACGGGGCTAGAACCTACTGGAAACGAACCACTAGATGCATCCCAAGCTCCTTCTAAATTACCAAGACTACCTACGTTAGCATCAATGTATGTTTTGATTGCTGTAGATGTAGCTAATGTAGAAGTACTAGAGTTAGCCATATCTGTAATGATCGTCACCTCAGCAGGGTTAGCAGTAGCTCCAGATACATTACCAATTACTCTTAGATTAGCAATCTGTTGTAACTTTTCAAAAGTTACAGCATTAGCATTGATCTTTAGAGTGGTAACTGCAGAATCTGCTAGTTTACCTGTGCTTACACCAAGATCTTTAATTCTTAGTGTGTCAGCATTAATCTCAATTGTAACGCTATCTACGTTTACATCAAGAGTAACCACGTCACCATTAGCTGATGTAGAGGCTGTAAGACCGGCTCCACCAAGAACATCTTGGATATCACCAGACATATCCACCCAGGCTAAACTATCCCAGAAGTAAATACGCTTATCTGTAGTGTCAAAATACACCTGACCTGTTACGGGAGATGCAGGAGCACTACTTAAATTGTGGATGGCCACATTCAAAATCTGATTTTTGGTGAGGTCCAGATTTGTTAAAAACTTTTTAGACATGATATTTATATTTTATAATTAGTTCAAAAATGCTTTCCCACTAAATGGTGCAGAAAATTTAACTGTTAATGAATTAGAGTTTGTATATTCTACCTCTCCTATAACTTCTGCATTACTAGAATCCACTATAGAAACGGCTGGGTATTTATTTAAATTATGTGTAATGCTCCACGTGGAACTAGACACTGTTTGATTATGAATATGAGAGAACTTATAAGTCTCTTGTATAGAAAGTGTATCTCTATACGTAAGGATAATAGTTCTATTTTCATTATCAGCAGTTACAGTGATGTCAACTACTGTTTTATTAAAAGCCTCAGCTATTTGAGAAAGTTGAGTGTCAGATAAACTTACCTGATCCCATTGATTACCATCCCATGCATATACTAGTTTTAATGTAGTGTCATATACAATAATACCACTGTCATTAGAATTATACCCAGATGCTAAAGCATTTCTTTCTGCAGTGGTTACAGGTTGTAACTTAGCATTAAGAATCTGATTCTTATTAAAATCGTAGTCTACATATATTTTCTGTACTGCCATTATGATAAATATGCTCTACCGGCTACGGGTTGATTAAAGTAAATCTTAAGTCTGTTATTATCAATATACTCTATTGCTCCTTGTATATCTGCACCAGTTAAATCTTCTATACGCACATTAGGATTTAAGTTCATTCCATGAACTACATCCCACATGGTGGAAGCTGTTTGTTGTGTAAAAACAAAAGAACTATTTTGATTAATAGTAATGGCAGGATTTAAGTTAATTCTAGTTATACATCCACCAGAGTTAATCTCTATAATATTTTGACCTGCTTGTTGTGTACTCATGTAGTCTAAACCTAAAGCAGGACCTTTTCCATCTTCAGACATAAAGTAACCTGTGCCTCCTTTAGAATATAATACATCATCATACTTTACACCTAACCAGGTTTTAAGTTGAATTGTAGTTTCAGATAGAGCTCCATCATCTTCATTAGCTTCCCATTCAACTAACTCTTTTCTCATAGAGATAAGTTGGTTGTCTTGGTCTGGCTTACAAGAGTCAATACCGTAACGCATCTGCTTATACAGACGGTGCATTACATCAGCAAACTGCTTATTATATTTAACTCTGTTCTGTAGATACGTTCTCATTTTGAGTTTTAATCTGATTAATTAACTGCTGTTCGTACAAAGATATACAATTTGCACAAACTCTGATTCCATTGGATGCTATTCTATCTTGGCATCCGCAAGAGATTTGGGTTCCACAATTTGAACACTGTCTCATTATATTTGGTTTTTAGTGAGCTTTAACAGTTTGTTCCACAAAGTCCGTTGGTAATTTTATCCAATCTTTTCTTTGCGTATAACAACAGTTCCATACCTGCTTCAGGACTATGGCAGTATTCCACCTTAGCCTTTGCTGCATCTATAAAACTTTTTATCAATCTTAATTCTATAAGTTTTTCTTTTATGTCTGCATCTGGTTCACAAGCACCCATCTCTAGTTCACACATAAGATTGTAATATCTATTTACAGTTTGTGTTACACGAAGATGGTTATATTCCACTTGAACTATGCTGTTTGGAGACATAGAATAATTAATAACATAGATACCATCTGGAAGTGGTTGTACTGCTTCACTGCATCCTGTCTTTTGTAAACCTAAAGTACAGGCTGTTAGTGTGGTGTTAAATCCAGGTAACATCTCAATATTTACAGGAAGATTAAATCCTGGAGAAGTAATACTTAGAATACCGCAGTCTTTTCCAACTCCTTCAGCATATATGCTGGTATCAAAGATACGTAAAACCTTAATATTGTTAGTATCAGGCAGCTCTAAACTTAGCTGATGTTTGCTTGCCATTAGTGTAAACTTTTATAGTTTATATAAATTTGAAGACAAAGGTCCTCAATAATAATATACCAAATTTTTGGGAATTATCCAAAAACAAAAAGGGAGGGACACGAGTCCTCTCCCTTAGTGTTAGATATTCTTAATATCCTTATACAGTCTCTAGAGAAACAGCATTACCAGCAGCACTTGCACTAGATACAATGAAGTTAGTAATTGAAGTGGTTGCAGTACCAGTTGGTACGTGAACTACGATCAAATACTGATCATTATCAAAAGTACTAGAAGGATTGTTAAAACGAGGTACGTTGTGCAAGATCAATACTTGATCATACAAAGCAGACTTAGTTACAGTGTTCAAAGCTGGATCAGCTTCAATCTCACGCATACGTAAGCTATCTACACGAGAGCTATCAGGATATGCATTTTGTAAGTAACGACCATCTAAGATCAACTCACGAAGTACAGTCTCACCCAAACCAGAAGCTTGCTTAGGAGCTTGAAGTTCTGCAGATGCAAACAAGTTTGTAGCACAAGGATCACCAGACTCTTCTACAAAAGAAGTGTAGATGAACAAAGGCTCCAAACCGTAGAAATCTGTAGGAGTGAAAGTACATGCACCAAACTTAGTCTCAACATAAGCAGCAGTGATCTCAATGTGAGAATCTAAAGCAGCAATGTCGTTAGCTACAGTGATTACAGTGTAAGTGTCAGTTGCAATTTGAGAATAGATCTTAGCATTACCATTTGTAGAAGCTACAGCAGCTTTACTAAGAACAATGTTTGCATTACCAGAACTAGCTGAATCAGCAGCACCAATAGAAACTACATAAGAAGCACCAGCCAAAGAAGCATGAACTACTTTTTCTCCAACTTGGAAAAGAGCAGCATCAGCATTTGCTACAGCAATAGTTGCAGAAGCAGCAGTAGGATCAATAGCTACAGAAGCTGTAGTCATATTCCATACTTTAGCCACTACAAACTCTTTCAACAAAAGAGACTCGTTAATCTGATCTTTCCACTTAAGTAAGACAACATTTTGGTCTACTGTGTTAGTAGTACCAGCTACAGTGTCACAACCACTGAATCCATCCAAAGTGTCATAAAGATTACGGCTTACGAAACGTAAAGCAGGTGAACCTTTAACATCTAGACGTAGACGGTAAGTGTTATCACTGTAAATTGTAGCTGCAGAAGGATCTACAGATACGATTTGGTTCTGAGCAGCATCAGATGTCACTTTGATAAGACGGCTGATGTACTTAGGGTTAATCACTTTAGACTTAACTGACTCTTTGTAACCACCGTGTACGGGGCCAATTTTGTCAGCAGCAAAGTAACTACCTTGAGCCAAAATAAAAGGGGCAGCTTGTGCAGAAACTACTTGGTAAGATTTGGCATCAAAGAAACCAATCTGTCCAGCAGTTAAAGCATCAGTTCCACCAGAGCTAGCAAGTGTTGTGCTAGCAGGCAAGAATGACTTGCGGAATGCATTAGGAAAATACATAGGGCTTTAATTTAAAGGGTTATAAATAAATAAATAAAAAACAAATTTAACTTAAAAACATTAACTTATACTTGGTTGAAGCAATCAAACTCTTCACCTCATCTAGTTGGTTTACTACTTCAGAGAAAGGCATGATCTTTTGTAACTCACTAACTTCTGTATATAATTCTTTTATGTGAGATATTGCTTCCTGTACAGATCCACATTTATATGGACTCACTGCCGGGAAGTCTAGAAGCTTCTCACGAGCTCCTTGGTATTGTTCAGCTACAGCATCTACTAAATCTGGCATTTCATCATAAAACTCATTAAGAGCCTTATGTGCTGAAAAAGATCCAGGTCCAGTTATCTTAAGATGTAACTGATGCATACTTGTTGTAAGAGCTTGAGCATGTGCCAACATTGCTGCTGTTTCTGTACATGGTCCCATTGGACCAGGTCTTTGTAGTTTCTGCATCATTAACTATTTCTTTGTGCGTTTTGTATTTCTCTCTGATACTGGTTCATTGACTCTATATCTCCTGCTAAAATAGCAGCTGCGTCATCAACTATAATTTCACAAATATCATCTTTTAACTCACACTCTACATTTACTGTAAACGTTTGTCCAGTTGATATATTGCTACATCCAATAAACTGAATTTCTCTAGGCTTTCTATAATATACTAACTTAGCGTCAAGTACCGTAAACTTACCATTTGTATAGATTCTAATCTTATCTCCTAAGATTGTGCAAAATGTTTCTGCCCATTCAAAAGAAGGTTGTTTAAAACTATCTGCTAGTAACATATCTACGTTAGCTTCTTCAGCTTGGTATATTGTACTTAAAGGTCTTTTAGGACAGCAATCATTCTGTATATTAGCTCCAACTCTTACAAAGTGTAAATAGTTAGCTGGAATTAATTCACTCTCAAAGAACTTTAATCTTTCATAACCAGTCAGATCAACTTCATTAAGTAAGATCTGTAGATCATCAACAACTGTTACACTTTGTTCTGAAGACTCTTTTAAAGCATTCAATCCATGTAATCTTCTACGTGTCCATTCAAGCTGAGCCTTATTAAAAGCTTCTTGTATCATCCAACACTCTATGTTGTCATAATCAAAGGAGCTAAGCTTATTAAGCCTTTGCTTGATTTTTATTTGTAGCAAGTTGTTATTCATATACTATTTTACTGATTCCAGTATTTTTCTACTTTCTTAGTCAAGTTTACCAAAATCTCCTCATTCAAAGGATTCTTAAGGTATTCTACACAATCAGATGGAGTACGTCCTAACATTGTAGTAGTTTCCATATGATATATAAACCCATCAGCCTTAGTTGCAATAAACTTGTAATATGTACAGTCTTTTACAATAGCTCTAATCTTTAATGTTTCCATATCAAGAGTAGATATATCTAAGAACCTTTGAGCAGTCTTACGTTTGTCTTTTTCAACTAACTCTCCGTTTACATACTTATCCATGTTATCATAGATGATGTCATTAGGAGTAGACTTTTTATACTGAGCACTATTAGGATCTAACACCTTGGCTACATATAATAGTTTATTCTGATTCTTGTCAAATAACTTCTGAAGTTCAGAAAGAGCTTTATTACGAAGCTTCTTAACTTCTGTTTGTACTGATGCTGTTTCTTCAAGTTTATCAAGATAAAACTTAGGAGGAACTGGCATTCTGCGAGCTTCTTCTAAACTTTTAGCCACTATACAAAACCCACCTGCTTCAATTGCATATAATCTAATTAGATCATAAGGGTCTTTATCAGGCTCTAGAAAACTTGGTTCATTACCACATCTAATTTTGATCTTATCCCAAAACACTGAGTTATCAGGTTTCATGAGTTTGATCTTATTCCAAAACTCTTCGTCAGTTGCATCAACTACATTAGCAGCTAATTCTCTTTCTAACTGAGCAACAACTACACGTATCTGCTTAATCTTAGCTTCTTGTTCTTCAGCTGGTAAATCTTTTACATCTGGAGAAAACTCATTTAAGCCAGTTACGTATCTTTTGATGCCATTAATCTCTAGACAAGCTAATTGTTCTTCGTGGAACGCTCCGTCAAAAAGACTTAATCCATACTTCTGTAGTCCCATATTATCAACCATTGGATCAAAGAAAGGTCTAATGGCAATAGTGGACTTTTTGTTTTGTGGATACTTCTCCACGATTGTTACTCCGCTCATGTTTGGTTTGTTTGGTTTTTATTTATAACTGGTTACAAATGTAACCTTTTATATTTAGAACCTATTAAGAGTTGCGAGCTCCTCATGTGATCACCATGGTACGCATACAATAGGAAGCCTGGAGATACTATCTACAGGGCGGCACTGATGTATCGTTTGGCAGGGGACTTTACACCCCTGCCTTAGATACTATTTTTTAGAATGATCCTCCAGTAACTGGATTTCTCATAACAATTTTCAACACCTTGGTTGGGTCTTTAACCCAGATAGCTGGCATTGTCTGTGTCATGAATACACGGTAACCGTTGAACTGTCCAGAAGACTGGAAGCCTTGGGTACGTCCCATGTAGTCCATTGTACCGTTTTGGTAGAACCACTTCAATTGATTATCCCAAGATAACTTCAACAAGAAGATGTTGTCGTTAGTATTCTGTGTGATATCAAAGATAATGAAATTATAAGAACTTAATGGGAAACCATCAATAATAGGGTTCTCAATGTCGTTAGTATGAACGTTATCAAACGCTGGGTTCAATACAAACTTAACGTTAGCCAAGAAAGGAATAACGTATTGAGTGTATGCAAAACCAAAGTTTAGATCCATACCTTTTCCAGTGATTGCTCCTACTTCAGATGCATTAATCACTAAGCCAGAGTTGATAGCCTCACGCTTAATAGCTTCGTTTACAAGCTTCATACCACCAAGGCCAGTTTGTACAACTAATTCACGCTTAGGATCTGGACCTTGAAACTCAACTTTACCATTAAAGAAGTTGAAGATTTCAGACTTGAACAAATCTAAGTTGAAAGAACCTTTGTTGTAAATACGCTTGTAAGAGTTATCCAACTGCTTCCAAAGACCTACAGATAATCTGATGTCATCTGGACCATCTTGCTTAACCTTACCACCTTGACCCCACATTAAGTAGGTCTCAATGTCATTAGCAATTTTGCTCAAGTGAGCTGCTTCCATTGCAGTTAAGAATGTACGAGTAAGCTGTCCTGATTCGTAAGCTTTCTTTACATAATCTTTACCCATTGTAGAAGCCATAGTCTCCAAACTTGAAACTGAAGGATCAACACTCTTGTCGAAGTTTCTCCACATTTCAATAACTGGAATAGTTCCGTCAGCTTTCATTCCACCTTTCATCATCAAGTCAGCTCTAGAGCTTACAGAATAATGAACGTGAGCTTCAGCACCACCTACGTAGTTGTAAAATTCACGGAAACCTGCATTGATGTTACCGATATCAGAGAAACGCTCACCGTATTCACCACGAGCAGATCCTTTACGGAACACCTTAGTACCAACTTTAAGATATTTGTTATCCAAATACTTAGCGTTGTCGTTGTTTACCAACTGAACAGTGTAAATGAAACCGTCACCTGCTGGGATAATATCGTCAGCTGTGATGTACATTTCCACACCATTGTACTTGTCATAAGTGATGATATCACCATGACCAAAAGAACGCTTGTTAATTTTAATCTTGAAAGCTTGACCATCAATACCTTTAGTGGCATTTGCTGATTCAATATCTTCTGTAATGTATGGGAGATCCTGCGTTACTGGAATCTGCCACTTGTACTCACCACGTGCATTATCTACTGAGATAACGTTCTTACCGCCAAAGCTGGACATTTGGTACAAAGGCATTTCTACTTTTTGTGCCATAGCCCATAAATCTACTGGACCTAAATCTGTAGGTTCAGCTGACTTTAGCAAGTTTGAAAGGTGGTAGCTGTCTACGTGCGAGCTAGTCTGGTAGCTGGTATCTCGTAGAAATATACCATTGTTCAAAACTGGAGTTGCCATGAGGCTTTTAAATTTAAAGGGTTAATAATAAATAGTTTAAGTAAATTAGCGTTTAAATATGTTTGTAGGTCTAGCAATCTTTCTAGATCTAGTTTCATCTTCTTCCTGATAAGTAGAAACATTCTTACGACTTTGTTCAGTCTTCAATTGTCTCACTGTTTGTTCTACCGCTTGGTTCTTCCCTTGTTTTACAAGAGTCTGACGGTATTCTTCAGGATTAGATAGTAACCAAAGTGCTTCAGCAATCAATGGGTAGTTAGGTTCTACAAACTGATACTTCTCTAAAAGATGACCCAACTGGTTAGTTGGTCTTCCACTAATAGAAGGATAGTTTGGTTGAACTAGTCCACTATATAACTGAGCCTGAGTTTTCTTATCCAACTTAAGTCCGTTGATCTCTGCCGGTCTAAGAGCTTCAAATACACTTTTCATGTAAGTGTCTGCTGCTTGTTCCTGCTGAATCTTTCTGCTTTCTTGTTCAACAATCTGAGATTGTACAAACTCTTCTTGCATCTGATCCAACTTTGGCTTAAACTGCTTGGCTTTTTTCTCTAGTACTCCTAGATCTTTCCAAGTAGTTAGTTCTTCATCAATCTCCTCTTCGTTACCAAATCCGGTGGCTTGTAAATAAGATCTTACAATACCTTCCTGATCGTTCTCTTTAGTAGGGTCAAGCTGACGAACTTGCTCAACTTGTGCTAGAGCTTGGAAAAGACCTTTTAAATCTTGTCCTCCATCTGCCACATACTTAGCTGCATATTGCAACTCTTCTGGTAGTGACTCAAAAAACTCTTGGGGTGTCTTAGCAGCAACTTCTTGTTTTAAGTTATCAATGTTGGCTTGCCATAGCTCCTCAACATCTTTCTCTCCAAGACCACCTAAGTACTCTTCAAGAGACTGGTTACCCTCATCATAGTCATCAAAAGCAAACATCTCTTTTGACTCTATTCGTTTTTTAAGAAACTCTACTAAGCCAGACTTTTCTGTCTTAGGTCTTCCACCTTTAGATTTAGATGGTTGATCAGCATCCTGATCATCATTATCATCTACATTCACAAGGTCATTAATAAAGTTTTTAGCTGCATCAGGATCTTTTGGCTTTCCATCTGCATTTTCATCTTTATCAGTGTTATCTTCTTCATCTAGAAAGCTTGTATCAAACTTTCCTTGACTAAAGATGTTGGGTTTTTGGTCTTTTTTATCTTCAGTGCTAGGAGTAACGATGCTGTCTGCACCAGGTGCTCCTAACCAACTGTCAATATCAAGATCCACTTGTTGTACAGATGTCTGTACATTGGTTTGAGTATCAGTCATTTTGTTTGGTTTTTTTGTGTATCTCTACATAATTAATATACAACTTAAATCTTAAAAATTTACTTATCCTGTAATATTTTTATCTAAGGTGTGGATAATAGAGCTATAACTATTTTGTCTTTTTATCAGAAGATTTAGAGACATCATATTTATTTTTATTTTCTTTAGCAACTTGTAACTGTTTGTCTGCTATTTCTTTTCTAGCTTGTAATGATTCACGCTCAATCTGTAGTTTCTGATTACCCTGTTCTTTCTTAGTCATCTCAGATTCACGCTTTAAGTTCATCTGATCTTGATAGCGTTGTTCCTGACGAATACCTTCTAAAGCATCTTGGTAATCTGACACCTGGTTTTGATTAATATCTACAGTGGCACCATAGCCAGCTGCTCTAATCTCTGCCACTGTAAGCTGTGTTTGTCTATCCATATCAGCTTGTTCAGATCTAAACTGTAGATCCATTGCTTTCTGCTTCTCTTGAGACTCAATCATCTGCTTCTGCATTTCTTGTTGCTGCTGCATTTCAGATTCTTTCTGAGACTGTACCTTTTGTTCTGCATTCTTAAGAACACCAGTAAGTTCTGCAATAGACTCAGACTTAATAACATTACCTAGATCATAAATAGAAGCACCAGTGGTATTATTGTTAATAGCTAGTTGTTTAAGCTGCTCCATTACAGCACGAGAATTAGTCTTAGTGGTGCAGAATATGTTTAAGTCTCTCATTAACAACTCAGTGCCATTAATCTCAAAGTTTACCTTCTCATCTTTAGAAGTGATATACTGAAGACGTACACTAGGTTTGTTAGAATGATAATACTGAGCCAAGTCAGTTCTCATTTGGTGAACTCTTGGCATTAGGTTATCAGAGTGTTGTATGAAATACTGCTCTGTCTGTGCATAAGAAGCAGACATAGCTTGTTCAATACCTGTAGCTGTTTGTTGTGCAATAGCTTGACCCATACGTTGTGGGTTAAGACCAATCACCTCAAAAGCTTGGTTCTTGAAATAACTTGCTAAGTTTACACGAGAAAGTAAACGGTTAGTTTGTTCTAGGTTCAACACTTGATAGTGTTGGAAGTTAAGAGCATTCTCAGTGTTTGTAATAGACGTATCTAAAGGCAACATCTGGAAGTTCTTCATAGCCACATAGGCTTTGGCCAGATTATTTTTACCCCAATCTTCTCCCATGGAGTGACGAGGCAAAGAGTTCTGGTCCAACATAATAACCGTACCAAGCTCATCAACCAAGATGTCTGCTATTTGGTTATTTACAATGTTATAGCCTATCTGGTATGGTTTCATAAGATCTACCAATGAAATACTGCGGGTATTACGATCACCGAACACAGAACCTTCCACTGGTAGTTTACAGCCATATAATGTTGCATCTCCTTTAAACTGGAACGGAACTCTTCCTGGTTTGCCACCATTCAGTCCCAAATAAATTGGATTGATGCCACCTGGGTTATTCATACCCCAAAACGCTGGTCTATTAGGACCAATCTTCACTCCACCCCATGTTTCATTAATCCAAATCCAGTCAATATGTTCACCAAAGATTAAGTTATCTTTGGACTTTTGTTTGTATATAGATGTATTATACAAAGGCTTATCTGTCACTTTATATTCTTCAGTGATGATATCCTGTATAATTTCTCCTTCTTCTGTAATTTTAGTTAAGTGACCTATCTTACGTTGGCTCTTCCAATAAATAGTAGAAACACGTAATAAATGAGTCTTACCAAAATCCACAGTGTCTTCTGAGTCTGATAAGATCCATTCTACAATATCTCCTGTACCAAACTTAGTGTCGTATAAAGAAGTATATTGTCTATACCCCAATGATGGCATTTCTGTATTCCAATCATGAGATTTAGTAGGATCATAATAAGTACCGTCATTCTGGTAACCCTGTACAGCATAGCCTGCTGAACGGACCGGATAGATGGCTTCTAAGGACTCCATTTGTTCCTCGTTCATCATCCATCCATACTTGTCAATAACGTCCGATACGGACATCATATCCATCTTACCGACCCAATTACCTTGGGAGATGTATCTAACATCTGGAGACTTATGATAAAAAGTTAAAAGTGGGTTCCAAAGTTCTAGTTCATAGTCATCTTCATTCATTTTAAAATGCCAGAACTCTCTATCTGTAATAAGCATGTCTTTAAATCCACGCTCTTCTAATTCTTGTAGTTTAAATCTTTCCTCGTCTACAGACATCTGATGACTAGCCCATTGCTCAATCATAGACTTGTAGTCTTTACGGAAGAATCCTTCAATCTCAGGAAGTTGTTGTAAGCTTTCTGGAGCTAATGCTTTCTGCATTTCTTCAGAGTCAAGCTCAATACCCATAGCCATCATCTCCATCATCATCTTCCTTTCAGCATCTTCAAGCAAGACTTTCTCCACCATACCACGCTTTTCTTCCATCATCTCGTTATGAGAGATGTCATCCATAGCTTTAAACATAATACGTGAGCTTCTTTTGGAAAACTCATTACATAATACGTTAATTACGTTAGGAATAATAGGATAAAACTTAAGTTCTAAAGCAGATTCATCTTCTTTTGTAAGTGTGTCAATAAGATCTGCCATCTCATTATCCTCTTCTACAATATAATCAGCTTTGTCAATAATACCTTTAGCAAGCTTGTAGTTCTTCATCAGCCTACGAGCATTACGTCTAAGCTGTTTCATTCCTTGAAACTCTAGCCAATCTAGGTTCCAAGATCTCCACTCTTCGTCTTTTTCCTTTTCAGATATAAACTGGACAGGCTGGGTAAGTGTACCCATTTTATTATAATCCGCCTTTTTCCCAGATTTAAGATCTAGAGCATTGTATATCTGCATGATAGTTAAGTATTTAAGTCTGCTGAATTATCTACAGCTGTATTAATAAAAGATGTGCCAGTTGTAGAGATAAACGAAGGATAGTTAATACCTCTAGTAATTGAACTACCTGTATTAGGAAAAATAGCCGTACCACTACTAGTTAAGTATTGTACTGGTTTATCCATCGGTTGTTTTGGCTCTTCATCCTTTAAAAGAAGCAAAGCTTCCTCAAGGCTTAGGTAGTTTTCTTTAATTAATCTAGAAAGAATAGTTACTTTTTGAGCATGAAGTTCTTGATTTTCCATAATTATCTCATATTTTTAAAGGGATTACGTGGGCTTTTTGAATTAACTCCATTACCTTTAGAGCCACCTATATGTCTAAAGGGGCTCCAATTTAATTTACTAAATTTCTGGGAGTTATCCAAGTTTTCTTTTGTAACTTCTACACGTTTAGTCAGTCCTCTGTTACTCTGTTGCACCTTTGCAAACGCTATAAGAGCACAAAAAGCTACTAATCTATCTACGTTTAGACCATCTCTGTATGCTTGCATCTCTTTTAGAAGCATAATATCAGGAATACGTTCAACACCATATATTGTCTTTACAATGTCACCATTTTCTTTAGTCTCATAGTCTAGCTCTTCTTTTGTAAACTCTATACCATAAGATAGTACATTTCCTTTGAATAATGTACCTACGTTTTTCCAACCATATTCTTGGAATACATTTCTATTGGCACCAATATCTTTTAAAAATAAGATCATATCTTTTGGAACTAAGTACTTCTGCTTTCTTTTTGAAATCATGTACTGAATAAACAAAGCTACGTTATTTTCTACAATAGTCCAGGCATTATACCATTCTATAAGAAGCTCAAGTCTTTCATGAGTTTTGTTAAGATCATCAAAACGTCCACACCATGATGCTACAATCATGTCACGTTCTATCTCGTTCTTTACAGATCCGTTACCATCATCCTTTATAACCTCCACTGGATTCTTATATACATATATAGAACATAGTGAATCAGATGTAGTGGTCTTTCCTTCACTAACAGGGTCTACAGAAGCATAGTACATCCCAAATGTAGGATCTTTATGAGGTCTTTCGTAAATACACAATACTCCTTCTTTATCTTCTGTCTTCTTAGACACAGGAAAGTCCATGATAGGAATCTTTCTGGAAGGTTTGTCTACAATCTTACCCTCAGCATTACGAGATAGTTCTAAATATTCAGTGGGATATTCTTTATCTTGTATACGTTGCATTTGTTTAGCAACTAAGTGTGGAGGAAACACGCTCACCTTACGTGTTGCAAATGCTTCTTCTATACAACGAGGTTGCTGAGATACTGTCAACTGATAAGCTGCCGGATCTAAATCCTTTTTCATCTTATCAAACTCTTTTTCTAATGCTTCTAAAGCTTCTTCCACTTTAGAGTTACCCCATTGATCTATGTATGGAGGCATAGACCATTGTTCAGGAATAAACAAACCTGTTTTTCCTATTGTACCATCTTTATCAATGAGATTAGACTCTACAGCATAAAATCCATTTTCTTCTGGATGCATGATGTATTCTTTCATAGGCTCGCACTGGTCTAAATCACCGACAGATCCAGCTGCAATAAACTGGCCCGTAATCATGTGACCAGACTTCAATGCTGGTTTCATAAACCCGTAAGTATCGTCCATCTTTGGAGCAATACCGGCTTCCTCATGAAAGAAATAGGTGACAGGTCCACCGACACCGTGTGTCGGGTCTTTCTCAAAGGAGTATAAGTTGATCGTGGATTTCAAACCTCTATAAGTGTCACGACCACCCATTCTCACTTTAATCTGTTGCTGCCAAGCTCCCACCTTGTCTGGCTCTGCTGGTCTATACCATGCAGTGTGTTCATTTAAGAAGTTCTTGTATTCACCAAGAAACTTCCATGAACCTTTCTCATTAATGTAATCCTTTAGACTAGCTCCTATCTTTAATACAGCTCCTTCTTCAAACCAATACTGGTTGATTAGTTTAGCCATATGAAAATATGAGGATGCTATCTGACGCTTCTTTAGAATGATAGCATGCTTATAATGTAATTCAGCTAAATGCTCATATAGAGCCATGTGATACTGTGCATCTCTCACCTTAGCAAAGTCAAACCTCTTTTCTTCTTTATCATAGATAGGAAGAAAGTTTAACCACATGTAATAGTCTCTACTTATAAACCAAGAGGTGCCAGCATCTTTAATAATTACACCGTTACGACATTTATTCTTTTGATCATTCCAGTATGTAATAAAGTCTTTACTCTTTATTGGTGCTGCACAGTAGTATCCTTGTTTTTGAAACTTACGTCCTTCTTCATTAAAAATCTTACTAGTTTCATTAAAATTATACTTACCCGGCTCTTTAAACATAGATAAAAGAAAGTCCCTAAACTCTTCCATTGTATAGAATGTAGTTACATCCCATACGCCATTCTCGTATGTAGGTATTTCTTTAAACATTATTTAGTATTAACAACAGTGGTTATATTACGAATCTCATTTACATCACCTTTAGACTTATGTAATAAGTGCAAAAGAGTGTTAAAATCTTTACTACGTAATACGCCATCCAGTTCACAATTGTCCCAATACTTGGTATACAAATCTCTCGGAATAGCATTCCATAGTTTATTGTAAGGATTAAAATGAAAAACCCAATCATGCATAAAACCATCAGTATCTGATAGAGGGGTAATTGCTGCAAACTCTTTAATTTCATAATCTGTGTAAACGTCTTGTGCCATAGTTTTATAGTTTAATATTTTTAGGAAAGCAGAAGATGGGTGCGTGGACATCTGCTTTTACGACTGGCATTTCTAACCTCTAGGTATCCGCCCTTTCTACAGTTAAAGGATACATTCCAGTCAACCTAATATGCTGTAGAGGGTGGACTCGAACCACCAAGGTGAGATTCAATTGATGACAGTACGCTTGCAAGCTGGTGGTCTACCCCATATCATCAATCTATTTCTTTGTCACCGCCCACGAGACAGGTGGGTGCGTATGCCAGGGTCATAACTGAGACAACCCAATTTCGCCACTCTACAATGTTCTATTGATCATAAGCTAGATTCTGTCCTCCTCTAACTTGTGATTGTTGTTCTTCTAACAAATCTCTATACACTCCTTTAAAGCTTTGTCTAACAGCATCAAATCTTTCTGCTATTCTAAGAATAGCTGTAGCAGATCCATCTCTACCAGATGTCACTTTTTCTGTAGCCATAAACCCAGCCATATTATCTAGTGCAATCTTAATACCCTGGTATGCTCTATAGGTGGGGGTCTCATACATTTTCTTACACATCTTTAACCCATTCACTATAAGATCATCTTCTGTAGAAAAATCCCCGTCTACTTCTGATATAATGATTTCTTCTTTGTCCATTTCCGGTACATCAAAAAAAGGATTTAAATCTGGATTAGGACATGTCATATAGAACAAATATGTAAACACCTTTACAGATTCATCACCATACTCATCCATTATATCTTTTAAAAACTTTAATGTGTAACAATGCTCACTTGGAACCACCTTACCATTTTGTATATCAAATAATCTTATCATTAATGTTTTTGTTTTAAATTGTCTCTATTATCTTCTAACCAATGTAGTAAAGATATAACTTCTGCTTTCAAATATGGTAGATCATACTGAATAATATCTTTAACTATAGGATCACCATTTGTATCAAGAGCGGTGATGGGATTACCAAACTTATCTTTACCCACTTCTTCAAATAGAATATGATGTATAGTTAGTATTCCTGGCTTTAGTTTTGGATTATGTTTCAGTATAATATACATATACAAACTTAATTGTAATGCATAGTGGTTTACATTACAATCATCAAGATGACTAACAGGAGAGTTCATCTTAGTTGTAACACCCTCCCAGTTAGTGAATCCTTCTGTCTTAATTTCTTTGTTAGTCTTATAGTCTGTAATATGAACTTCTCCACTAATCACCTCAACAAGATCTGACTGACCACATAATCCGGCAGATTTTAGGTAAACCATGTGCTCAGGATATACACCATCTGTGAGCTTCTGGTTTGGAGAAACTTTAATACCGTCAGTCTCAATCGGCCTAAAAATAGGAACAGTGTTACCATGTCTTTCTATTGTTTCTAATGAACATATATCTGATTCTCTGCAATTGTGATACCATGTACCTAATGTTGTAGCACGTAATGCTTCATTAGACCATGCAAGTTTTATTTCTTCTGGCGTCATACCATACCATTTAGACTTCTTAGACTTAGATGTTTTTAGAGCAATCTTATCTGCGTCAAATGGTTGTTTAAAGTTACCAATAAACGATGTTACAGATACCCATTTGATATCTTCTTGTTTATCTATACTTGTATACTTGTGGTCATGTGGTGTGAATGTTATAATGCTCATATGTTTGTTGTTTATATTCCTAACTTCTGATTAATTAAATCTTCTTCTTCTTGTGTCACCTCAGCCTTCCAATGTCCCTTTGGGCAATCTGAAGATAGAGATCTAGTTTTAAAACTTAAACTACATCCGCATCCACTAAGTTCTTGATTGCAACATGGACCTGTACCAGGAACTAAACATCCTTTATCATCTTCTGTATATAGATCACAGAAGAAGCATATATCCATTCTACGTTTAGCAATCTCCTCTACATCCTCTCTCTTAAAGATGGAGTTAGTTATTCCCTCCAGGATCTGTCCCTTTGCTTTCCAAATTTGTATTATGTTCTCTTTTAGACTCATCAGTTTTGGTTTTATGTAACTTAATAAAATCTTTCCTTTGTTTCTCTTCATCCATCAAAGCTTTAATTGCTTTTAAATCAAAGAGTGTCTCATCTGTTCTAAACCTGGTTACAATTTCTTGTAATCCTTTTTGTCTAAAGTTGTCTTTAAACTTTTCTAACTTATCAATCTTATCATCTAACTTCCAATGCTTTATTGTAAAGTCTCCAAGATTGGTAATATGTATTCTACTATGTTTTAAGCTTGATAGACTTTTTCTTATCTCTTGCCAATAGAACGATGTGACATCTGTCACCATCTGTTGCGACAAGTGCAGCTCTTCAGCTACAATAGGAAGTATGTCTTTATACTTTTTAGGCTTCAACGCTTAAAAATTTATAGTCTAACAAAATATTTCCTTGAGCATGTAGTTTAAGACTAGAATTAATAGAAATCTTTTTCTTATTCTTTCCTTCTTTTACAATCAATCCTTTCCTTTCAGCTTTAGTGAGACAGTTACGTACAGACTGTGTGCTAGAAAAGATTTTCTTATCATATGCTTTGTTACAGAAATGTGTTAGTTCTTGATCTCCTTCAATAGCCAATAGAGTGAGACAGTTTAAATCTGCTTCACTAACTGGTATCTCAAAAAGATAACAATGTGTGAGTATCTGATACTTGACAATCTGCCAAGTGGTCATCTTCACTCTTTTATCCACCTGATTAACTAGTGCCATTATAATGTGATTTTAAAACTCGTGTAATTTTCTTTTGTTTTGTTCCAATCCTTATAAGAAAGAATAGACTCAGCTCCTAGGTTTTTGAATATATGCCAACTAGCTCCTTCACGAGCTTCTCCTGTAATAAACTCATAACCCATTTCCTGTGCCCAATCCATAAGGGAATGGATTATTGCATATCCCAATCCTTTTTCCCTATGGCTAGGAAGCACAGTGAAACTATCTATATGTAATACGTTGCCACTCTGCCATGATGTAATAATCTCTCCAAATAACACTGACTTATCATAGAACCATATCCCTTGACATGTTTCATGTTCTGTCAGCATGTACAACTTGTACTTATTATCCCATCGTAACTCTTTCGGATGCTCTCGTTCAAAAATAAATGATGATGAGTAGTCCTTAAGCTTATAGGCAACAACCATATTAATTTATTTGTCTTTCTTTAAAGATCTTTTTTCTGTAGGAGGCATAGAAGGAATAATCACTTCGTCTCCCACCTTAATACCCTCTTCTACAAGTTCTGGATTATTATCCATATCTTCTTGTGTAATAGTGTGAGGGGTGCCTTCTGGTTTAGCTCCCCCTTGTTGGGTCATCTGTGCAATAAAAGCTAAAGCCTTAAGCTCTTCTGCTCTTGCACTAGCTAATCCAGTGTTTAACTCCTGCAACTCTAGCTGCACAGTTTTCACTTCAATCTGCTCTTTAATAAAAGCAATGATCTCTTCTTTGGTAGGAACCTTCTGTTCTTCCTGTTCTGTGTTTTGTTCTTTTTTCATTTTGGTTTTTTTATTGGTTTAAAAATCTAACTCATCCCCATCCTTTTGTTCTTTAGGAGGATGAGACACTGTAGGTTGTTCATGATAATCAACAAATAGTTTTAAAAACTCCGGGTACGGTGTGTCTATAATGTACGTATCCCCAGGCTCTGTGAAGATGGTGGTACAGTTAAACACTAAGGAGTCCTCTTCTAGGGAAGTGAGCTTACAAGCAATCACTACATCTAGATGGAATGCAAAGGACATCCACTGACCCTTGTCCTCTATACCCATAAGCTCCACTTTTTCAATATCTAATGCGTGACAGTGGATGTTACAAACATGTATCATATAATCTTGGTTTATAGTATAATATACTTATTAGGTTTAAACTTAACAAATTTAATTATAAAAAACCAACTTAGCAAATTTTATTTTTTTTTCACCCACCAAATTTACCCCCCGCCTAACCATACAGTTTATATTAGAGATTGTAAGTGCCACCCCGTTAAATAACTCCACCCCTTCCTGAAGCTGCCGCATACCCCCTTA